CCAGAAGCAGAAGCAGTTACAGCATCTGCGGCTGTGACACGAGTAACGTATAATTTGTTACCATATGATAGAAAGTTAGAGGCAGTTAAGAATGTTTCAAAGTTGTTTGAATTTGGTTTACCGTAACGAGCAACTAAATCTTCCTCAGAAGTGATAAGAGTTGTTTGCTCTACTTGACCTTGTGTAAAAGTGCCGACAATGACACCTTCTGTTGTTGATACGGCAGGAACTACGGTCGAGAGATCAATCTCCGACACATTAACACCTGGGCTTACTTGAAATGGCATAGTTCATTTCTCCTTGTAATAGAGATTTATCGATTGTTTTTATTATTTATAAAAAACGATATTTTACTGAGCCGATAACCATCCTCCATCCCCACGATCAACATGAACAATGTCTTGTGTTGTTTCATTGTTACCAGCATCATAGAAACCAAAAGGCAAGAGGTCTTGCATCATTTGTTCTTCGCTTCGTTGCCTCAGTTTCGTAAGAGTATTGATATCTGTAATCTGACTAAAATATTGTTGTGATGATAGCCAAGCGAACAGAACGAGACACATAACTAAATCGTCATGGCTTCCAGATTCTGCTTCGTAGCTATTTCCTCTCCTTGAAAACTTTGAAAGTTCATTGATAGTGTCAAAGTCGTTAATAATAATTTGGTCTTGCTCTATCATCATTTTTAGAATAGAGCATCCAGTAGCCTTTACTGATTTTGTTGTTCGAACACCTTTATCATTATTCTTACCACTAAATCCGCTTGATATTCTCTTACCAGACCTACCAGCAGATTCAGTTGATATTAAATTTTCAATTTCGTATTCATAATATAGCAAATCTGACACTTGCCCACCAATATCGTTTATCTCAACTAGAGTATGTGCATTATTATAATATGTTGTCATTCTATGTATAATATCTGTATATTCAATGGGAGTGACGAAACTATCTTTATATACACATACTTGCTGATATGGCATTGCTGTAATATCGATGATTTGAAAGGCTGAATAGTCTAAACCTTTACCTCTTGACACATCAACCACACAAGCATACATTCTATCTTTTTGCGGTTGCTCATATACTTTGATGCCAGCTTGATCTTGAATGGGTATTGTGTGAAATAGTTGCTTGAGTTTAGACCCGTCAATAAGTGTGCCAGAACTACCAAGAAACTCACATTCAAATTCTTGTGAGAACTTCTGTGAATCAAAGTCCATAGAAGCAAGGGTTTCTTTCTTCCATTTGTCGCCTCGACCCGGCACTTTATACCAAGGAACTTCTACAAAAGCATATCCATTACGTTCTTCTTTTGCCCCTTCAAACGTCTTATAGAAGTGATTGAGACCATTTGGAGTAGAGGTTAGTAGAATTTTTGTTGTCTCACCAGAAGAGATTGTTGGAAAGACTGAAGCAAAGAATGAATCCCAGTTATCAACGAAAGCAGTTTCGTCAATATAGAGATATGATACAGACTTACCACGAATAGCGCTACTGCTTGTTGCAGTAGCAATAATCTTACATCCATTCTCAAACTCAACAGACCCTTTGTTCCATTCGACAACGCCTTGTTGAATCCATTTTGGAAGTGCTTCAAAGGCAATCTTGATACGATCAAGAATCTCTCTAGCAGCATCACCTTTGTTAGCGAGCAATGCTACTGTCTTATGTTCTTGAAACAAAATGTAATGAAGAATGAGAACAGCAGCAGTTGTCGTCTTACCCGCTTGTCTTGAGGTATTGACAATAACATTTCTGGAGTCTTGAGATTTTTCTATGATTTCTTTCTGATAATCATATAGCACAATAGGAATAAGACCGTGGTCAACGTGAACGATTTGAATATACTTTTCAGCAAAGTAGACCACATCTTTAGCACACTTGACATACTCGCTTAAAAGTTCTTGAGTCCATTCAATCTGAATGTCTTTTCTTTTTAGATTTGCATTTCCATTATAACCAAGTCTTTCGATACTCATTACAGTTCTTTCAACGCTTTCTGTAAGTCGGCTGTCGAACCAACAAACAGATTATTATTCACTGTCTGTGGTCCACCAAAGTCTTCTTTGGGAGCAAGTTCCTGCTTCTTTTTAGAAAGGTCTAGAAGGTCTTTGTTAGCATTTACAAGAGTAGTCATCAATGTAGAAACAACTTCATACGCTCTTGGATGCTCTGAAGCACGAGCAACGTCCATCATTTGCTCAAGTGCATGGTTGCCTTGCTCAATGACAGTATATAGATTTTCTCTTGTATATTTGAAGTCGTTCTCAATATCATTATCTGTCTTTTCAGGTACGATGATCGAAACGCTTTCGTGCTTTACTGGTTCTAAACCTAAAGCATCAGTGATAGTATCATCATCCATCTAACTATCCTCTACAATAACAATGTATGCCCAATCGTCGTCTTTGTTGATTAGTGAGTGGTCAACTGATTCGTTATCTGGTACTGAGATTGTAACTGTTGGTGTCGTTGAGTAACCGGAGCCACCACTCGTAAGAATAATTTCACGAATACCATCGTTGATAACATTAGCGCTTGCTGTTGCAGTGTTACTGCCCGAATCAGGAGCAGAGATTGTAACTGTGGCGCTATTGTATCCGATACCATTGTTGAGTATTTCAAACGATGATACGCTATCACCAGATATCTGAGCATTTGCTGTAGCACGAACTGTCTGACTTGAAACGAATCCTGCTGGGTCACCGTTTGCAAGCAGCCCAGGAAATACCTTGACACTCTCCATCGAACTGTTAGAATAATCACCATTTGCAAACTGGCTATAGAAGTTGACGTTAGCAAATTTGATGATTTTCTTAGTGGTGACTGGACCAAAGAAGTAACCCTTCATTGTGAAGGTTAGCGTCCAAATCACAACTCGCCTTGTATTGAAATCCCCATCATATACTTCTTCACTAGTGACAGAATTCATAATTGTGGGTATGTCAAAATATTCGTCTAAAGCATCGACAAGTTTGACAGAAGCAGTCCATTCTGGTTTGAAGAACGGCAATATCTGCTCTAGAATCTTAGTACCATCTTCAGAATACTTTGCCATAATAGACAAGGTGAAGTCCATGTTGTATGGTGCTGGTGCAAACTGAGTCGTTAAAATGTTATTATTAGCTGATGATGTTTTCGTGTTACGAACTCTACCAGTCAATCTACGGTCTGGATCGTATGATACATTTGTCATTTCAAACGACATACGAGGAAGAGAGACTGATGCTGGGCTATTCAGACTTGGGTCGCCTTCAATCCTTGCAAGAAACTTCTGCATTGGACCATAAGCGATAGGAACACGAAATTGTTTTTTAGTCACACTACTGTTATTTTCACGAGAGATTAGAATCTCGTTGAATAACGTACCAAATACCGTGACATATCTGCGAAGAGAACCATGATAAAAACTATGACCAAACATTAGAACCTACCTCCTTCAGAGAAAGGATCAGCTTCAGAGAAGTCGATGATACTATCCGCTGCTGTTTCAAAGGTGCTGTTGTCAGCAAATGAGTCTTGTGTTTCAAGATACTCAATCGATGTATTAGAAGTTGTTTCAAAACCAGCAAACAATGTATCAATCTCTGCTACACCTGTGCTGAAAGTCTCTTGTGAATATTCAAACATTTCACATCTCAAATCGTACATCTGTAGAGCGCCCATCTGATAGAACACTGGTTCATGCTCAACAAACTTAATCTCAAACATCTTCTTGTTGAGTGGGAAGTAAATTAAGTCACCTTCGAGTGGTCTATCGTTTCCTGTATAGGTTGACACGTCCAATTCAAATGTTCTTCTGGCAATCGTCAGTGTCATCTCATCACGAATCTCCAATCCAAACTTTGATAGGAAGTCACCTTCACCTTCAAAGCCATCAAAGTTCTTGATGTACATATCAATGAAGTCTGCTCTCTTATATTCAGAGAGGTCATCCTCATTCAGAACGTCATCTACTGCACCAGCAGTTCTTGTGATGTAATAAATGTCGTGCCCGTGTATTTTGATTGACTCAATAACCAAATCTTCTATGAGATATTGCTCCATAGATGCTTCAAAGTTATTGAAATATACTGAAGTTGCCATAAATCTTATCCAGTCATATCATGTACGGGTAAGGAATATGAACTAATCATATCTTCTTCAAGTCGCTGAATCTCTTCTCTTGCATCAGAAAGAATTTGCTCACCATTGAATGTTACACCACCGGGTAGTTGCATTCCATTAAACTTTGTGAGGTTTGAACCCCATTGATACTTAATCTTTGCTGTAGCATAGTTCTGAAGCCAGCGGTCTTTGTAAACATCAGCATACGTTGCTGGGTCAACAATCTGATAACACTCTGCAACAACATAATCACCAGCAGATACTTTTTCCCAATCCATATCAATATGAAGACGATTGACGTTACGATTGTAGCGAATAGGTTGCTTA